TCCAATGCCTAATTTGTTAGCGAGGGTCACATTCCCAGCTGATTCAAATGTAGCGGTGGTTGTGTTGTTTGGACGAATCGAGATGAATCCCGATGATTGCAGTCGAAGTTCCCCGTTGTTTCCGGTGAAATAATGATTGTCGTTGCTCGTCCCATCGGTCATTCGGATTATCGGAGCATCAGCTGTAATATGTAACTGAGATCCTGCTGCTGCTGCTGCGCCTATACCCAATGTGCTTACCTGTATACTGTCTGCAAGCTGGGTCGATGTGACTGTGTTATTTGCAAGCTTTGCTCCAGTGATGGCAGCGTCTGCGATTGTGAGTTGATCGGAAACAATGCTAATCGGTGCTGCTACGTTTGCGCTTAATGTGTCTCCGCTCTTGACGAGTCCATCACCAGCATTCAATTGTCCTGCACCGGAGAATTGAGCCCAGGTGTATGCTGAAGAATCTGTGTAGGTCCAACCAGTGTTGTTGTTAGCAGTTCCAGCTTCCACAAACACATAAGCGCCTTCAGAAAGAGACCCTGCATCACTGTCTTCAGCCAATGCCCAACTCCCACTTTGACAGATGTAAATTCCATTTTGACTTGCAACGGACTGATCCTTGACCAGCACTCGCATGCCAGCAGTGATGCTGGTCCCATCGATAGTCTGAGTTCCGCTCAAGGTAAGGTTGCCAGTCGATGCTGCTGCAACGCTTGCCTTGATGTCTAAGCCTTCAACGGCATTATCCACATATTGTTTGTTGGCAGCATGACCATCTGCTGTAGGTGTTGAGACGGGCAGAATTCCACCAGTGCCGTAGACAGGAATTCGGTTTGCCGTTGCCGTTGCTGAAGTATCATATCCATCCAGCAAATCCGCATTCAGATTATCAACTTTATCAGTGTGACCACTTCCAACAGTAAACGGAATATTGCCGCTTGCTGGATCAAAATTCGGTCTACCTGTTAACGCACCTGCATAGTTGCTTTCAATCAGTGCAAACCAATTAGATCCATCATGAAAATACAGATTGTTTCCCGATGCTGCTAATTGTCCTAGGACACCAGCGTGACTTGAAATGTTAGCAACGGTGTGGACTTTCGGGGTAACAAGGTGTGCGCTTGTCTGATACTCGTGATCTGTAAAAATTTTCTTGCCTGCCATAGCTTTATTGAACTATTACTCGCAACCTCTGACCTGAGTCTGAAAGGTCAACTGTTGCTGTATTTTCTGTAACTGAAATTTGTGTTTCGATCTCGACTTGAGAATCGTGCTCTAGGACCATCACATCTGGTTTGTAGCCTAAGTTGTGATCGAAGGTGTAACTCTTGATTGTTCCAGGCGATGAAGGTGTGACGAACTCCAAATGGCCTTTAGTTGTGACCTGCGAGATCTGGTTAACACTGTATGTTTGGTTGTTGTTTGCGCTATCGGTGATGACTACCGCAGATGTTTCGACGGGTGAAGGTGTGACCTGCTTTATCGGAATCGTAACTTTGTCTTCAATGACTCCAATCGGATCAGTCTTAACAACAAGTTCGGGTTCGGGGATAGCTGGGATTTGAATCGGAACACCGTCATCAGTGCCTACTAAAATTTTACCAGGCTCAATGTCGATTCCTTTTATTGCACCTTCGCAACAATCTTTTACTGGAGTTAAATCTAAATGCTCTGGTTGAAATCGCCCCTTGTCATCAGCGACAAGGATCTGACCGGGTTCTGCTATTTCTAGCTTTGAACCTTTTATCCCAGCGTTTTTTGAAACCTTACTATCGGTAATCGCACCACTGGCAATTTGGCGATTTTCAACAGGCATTAGGATTTATAGAATGTTAGCTGAATGTAATTTGGATTTTGCAGATAGCCTCCTATTTGCGCTGAAGGCGTTCCCGTTTCAATACTGCGAATAAATTTAACATCGACGTAGGGGTGAGTAGTTCCGTTTGATGTGTCTACATCTCCAGACGAATTGATGGACTGCTCTGCTGCTGATGAAACAACTGCTGGTATTAGCTGATGTTCGACATGACCAGATACTGCGTTGCCGAAAACCTTTAAATTGTCTCCCACACTAAATGCATTGGGAGTGAAAAATACTCGAAGCACACCGTAATTTACTGTTGGACTTGTAAGTTCGATTCTACGAATCAAATGTATATTGCTAGTTCCATAGATTTTAACAAATGAACCACTTGTAGCTTCGGAATCATGATTCACATGAGCTGATGCGTAGGCACTGACGAGTGCTGCTGGAAGACCAGTTAACGATCCGAATTCCAGCTTGCCCTGTGCATCAGCGGATTTTAAATATTGATTCGCACTTGTAGGTTGTAAAACTTTTGGTTTCCCGTAATAGTCTGTCCCGTTTATATCCGCTTTTGATCCATCAGGTTCAAATACAATGAGTCCTCCGGTAACAGCAGATGAACTTGTGCTTGCTACACCGTCTCTACCACCAATACCTCCACCAGGCTGAATGTCTTTAATCGAAACTTTTCTGGTTAAGGCAGAGTCCTGCAACATTGCAGAAGAAATAGAGTCTTCGGCTATCGCGAGATTGAGTTTATTGCTGCCTGATGTTGTCGCTTCAATTGCACCTGTGATGTATCTTGCTCCCAGAGTGGTCTTGTCATTTACAAGTAAGCTGATCTGGGTTTCATTGCTGTCGTTTCGAGCCAAACTATCTACACCAACACTGCTGGTTGCAGACTCACCTTTTAAGATCCAGTTATTACCACCGATGCTGCCTATATGCTGTTCTTTGACTGCATCGTCCTGCAACTCCGAAGATCCCACAGTGTTTGCACCGATGTCGCTTGCGTCGATTGCACCTGTAATCGAAACTGTTGGTGTGCCTAGAAGATTGAGGTTTGCTGCATTGAGCAGGGTGGAACTGGATACGGTGATCCCTGGTGTTACTGTTGCGTTAAGTCCCATAATTTATTCTGTTTCTGTGTTGGTTAATCTGGTTCTGACAGTGCCAGTGACGTTTAGTCCTCTGATGTCAACTGCTCCAGATGTTGTTTTAAATTCCAATTGCAAATAACTGCCTTCAAGGTTGAATCGATCACGATCCGCTTTGCTCTGTTTCAGGTCTACCTTGATTCCGCTTTTCGGTTTTATTGAGTCACCAGCAGTGATCGAATAGTCTTCTCTGCCAGATTCCAGAAAGTCATCGTTTGCGTTTGTGATGTTATAATCTGCTTTGCTGACCGCATCGTATTGGTTGCGATTCAAAGATTCGTTGGAGACTTCCACAGATTCGTTTTGACCGTCTGCGTGTGCTTTGATCGTGTATGCACCAGAGTAAGTTTCGACGAATGCTGCTAGGGATCGAAATCGTTTTAATTCAGTGAGACCACAAGTAAGTCCTCTGGTTTTTAATCTGCTTTCGATGGTTACATTTTCAGTCTTGTTGCCTGAAGAAATTTTCTGATCTTCAAAACCACCAAACTGTTCGTCATCGTATAGCAAAATCTGTCCATCTCCTGTGATGACAAACAATCGCTTTGCTCCCTTGTAAGTCATCATGAAAAAGTCTTTGACTGACAGTCCTGGCATGAAGTCAATTCCTGCCCAACTCTTCGTCAAAAAGTCATAGACTAAGATCGCATTGTTGCCCGATGCGGATTTATTCACATCCCGCAATGGAACTGCCAGGTAATATCGGTTATTCGAATAGGCCCCAACTGCATCACTTGCTTTAGTCCAGTCGATGCGATCAATGATTGGTTGGATCGGTTGCGATAAAGGAACATCGACAGATTGTGTTTCCCCTGCGACCGATTGCCGAATCGACACCACACCTCTCTGATCTGACAGAAAGATTACATCTGATCCTGCACTGACGATTGATCGTTCAGCAGCACAACCATATTGATCTGTGAGTTGATCGAGTTGAGCATCGGCAAGATCACCGTATACATTACGCACTGCGTAAATGCTACCTTCCTTGAAAACCAGCAGAGTGTTTGGATCAAATTTAAATACTGCAACTAACTTGTCAGATGATCCTGTGTTCACTCGAAATGCAGATCTGACGGGTTGATATCGCGTGTAGTTCAGATAATCGCTGACTGCTACTTCATCCCGTCCGAATGGAATGACCAATCGGTTTCCGAAAAACAATCCGGTGCTTGCGTTCGGGATCTGCTCTGTTCCATCATCAGGATTCTCATCTGCCTCTGGTGTTTCGGATTGTGCAATTGAATTGAACCCGTTTGTCAGATTTTCGGTCAGAACCAGGGGCGCATGCAAATCACCTCTGAACATTATCAGGTTGTTGAAACACTGAACAAATCGAACCTTGCTGTCATCGGTTATCGTTGGGTATGACGAGTCTCCATAGAGAACATTACTTACCTTCACCTCTTCGCTTGCTGAATCCGGTGAGGTAACAAAGATTCCTTGCGATGTGGCAATGACAAGATGCTCTACACCGTTGGGAGTTTCAAAATTGGATGCACCATAAATAGTTCCAGGATACTTGAGATAAAGAGTTCCTTTTTCGTCCCATTTACTGTTCAGCGTGACCAGATTGGTGTTGGAATCATATGCCGTTATCGGATATCCATTAAGAGTTTGCTGGTTCGCTTCAAAGTAAGGACCAGCAGGTTCGGCATTAGAAGCGTTGGTCTTCAAATTGCTACTCATCGGACCAACAGTAGATGTCGGGGTAATTCCAACAGCAGTATCGCTGGTTAAAGCTAACTGCCTGTATCCATCGCTAATTTGAAATCCAGAAAAGCGAACAAGATCTCCATCCTCATATGTTTTTGTGTGGTCCCAATACGCAGCCTGCTTGTTTGCCCAGCACATGACAACTGCACCTTTTCGAGGCATTGCAACCCCTTTGACAAACCTGCGGTTCTCAGCTTCGGAAACAAAACCAGGCCGAAGAAGTGCTGGATCTGCACTTGCATCGACTCCTGTAAAAAACTGCTCTTGATCTGCAACGTTCATTTTCGCTCCAACTCATATTCAAGTCTTGCCATCTCCTTGAGTGCTGCCCTCGTCCACTCCGGTGCCGTCTGTGCTGCGTTCGGAAAGTCCGGCCTTGCCATCATCGCTTTTGCTCCCTGCATCGTCCTTGTTCGGCACCCCTGACCGGTGAGCATTAACAGCAGAATCAATGTCAGACAACTTCGCTTCATAGACTTCTCTTGCACGTTCTTCTCTGTAAAAATCAAAAGCCTTCCCTACCACTTTTGCGAGCGCAGGAAAGGCTTTTAGAAAAGTGACTATTAATTGGATCACTCAGATTCAGACTTCACACCGTGACGAATAAACATCGCTAACAGTGCTGTGATTCCGATCTGAATCGCTTCAGCCAATTCAAGACCACCTTGCATGAATGCACCTGCTGCTCCCAGAATTGCGCCAATTCCAGTAATGTATGTTTTCTTACCCTTCATCATTTTTTAAATAGGTCTAAAGTCTTTTTGCTGATGTAAATTAAACTAACAGCAGATATGCCGATTTTGAGAATCAGGTCAATTTGAACTGCCCAATTTCCAATCCCTGCGATCCCTGCCAGAAAAACTTTAATGTCATCAACCCTCTCCATTTTCTAACGTCCCATCAGTGCCTTCAGCACCTTCTTCTTCACTGATCAATTCTTTCAGCTTCTGAAGTGCTGCGGTGACTGTTTCATGATCCTTGCGAGACAGTGCTGCCTGTCCGCTAACGTTTACGATTATGTTGAAAGCCTGAGCGTGTGTTAATTCCATATGATTTGTTTTTTATTTATTATTGTGTTTATTCGAATTCTACATACCGAATACTTGCGTTTGCCTTGCATTCGCCTACGTAGTTTTCAATGGTAAGCGTTCCCTTCGCTGCAATTTGTTCATCAAATATGCTGCTTGTTGCTGCTGTCCCACTGAAATTCAAATACAGTATTGATGATCCTAGGTTTGTAACCTTCAGCTTTTTACGATCACCATTGGCAGGGAGTGCCTGTGCGGTTGTAACTGTAGTTTTGTTGGATGGGGTTTCTTTAACGATCATATGTCAGTATGTTTTGAAAATTGGTTTGAAAGCGTCTCCGCTTTGGTTTTTCACTTTGCGTATTTCGCTTTCGAGCATGCGATCACGATCACGCATCTGGATTCCTGCAAGCTCGATTTTCTCATCGGTTAAAAGGATATCTGCTGCAATAGCGTGTTCAAGATAGGGGCCGAAAATGTAAGGTATGTTTATCTTGCTCCAGGCAATGTTTGTTGTGGATGGTGCGCTATTTACGTTTGCATCTGTTGCTTCCCAGAAATCTGATCCCTGCTGCCCAGCGGATGTGTAATACACCTGATCGCCTTTAACGTAATTCACACTTGATGAATATTTCTCTGCCTTAATCAACGGTGCTCTTTTGCGAAACTCAATCCAGTAGGATTTCTCTCTGGGATAGCAGACAACAATTTGATCATCTTTCTGTGAAAATTCTTCGGTATCAAAGTTCAGATTTTGGCGAGGATCTTTATTGGTCACTCTATAGACCTGACCAATTTCCGTCTCGTTTGTCTGCGTAAACGAAATGTAAGGGATGTATGTTTCCTGCTCAACCCAATCGGAACTTGATCCAGGAACTCCCGTTGTTGTGTTTGCAGTGTTTCGGTAAATCTTTTCTGTTCCTGTGTGATAGACCTCTGCATTCAAAGTGTATGTGCCAGCAGTCCAAATTGAGCGAAAGTATCTTTTCTCAATTGCCATCACTGAGGGCCAAAACTCTTTTTCCCAGATATCCCTGAGATTGCGGTTAAGACTTCCAATGAATAAAGGAAGTTCATCGTTGCTGAGTTTGGTGAACAAGCGTCCAGTTAACTCAACTGCACCTTGCAGAACTTTTGAAGCAGATACAGTTCTCATCCCGAATATCCGACTTGCGTTTTAGTTCCCTTGCTGTTCACACGAACTTCAGGGTGACGTTTCATTACCCACTCAAGATATTCTCTGTCACGCACAGATTCGTTCTTTGTGATCATGTTTCCTAGGTAACCTCCTAGGTCAATGCTTGCGACATGTCTGCCCAGACCGTCAACCGATTTGCGTTCAACCTGGTTTTCTTTAGCAACCCGTTTCTGGTTTTTTTCTGCCCTCCACATTTCCATTTTATGACCAGTCTGAATTTCCTTCATAATGGAATTTCTCAGGTCCGCAGGGAGGTTCTCCCATTCAGTCAATAAGTCGCTCATGTCGCGTTAAAATAAAAGGGAGGGGAACGAATCCCCTCCCAACCTTGTCGGGGTTTATGTGAGATGTTTGAATGCGCCAAATCCCAAAGGATTCTTCACGCTAAGACCTGCAATTGCCGAAATCTCGTAACGCTCACCAGCACCCAGATTTGGTAGAGGGGTAACTGATGGCAATTCGTGAAATCTCATTTCAAGGAAGTCCATATCAAGAATATAAGCGTATCCTGAGCCAGAAGTATCACTCCAGCTTGAATGCCTTGTGCCGGTAGTTCCAGAGGACCAATCCGATTTAGCATTCCACAATGTAGGAACAAGCGTCAGAGTTCCGAAATCTCCTTCAAACACATCAACGGTCGAGATGATCGAACGATCACTTGCTTCCTGATTGAATGTGCGGATTCTCGTTGCTGCTTTGTTATCCGTTCCTTCAGTTGCGATTTGAGTGAAGTTTCGGAACTGCTTTTTGACACCAACCCCACAGAGCAGTGTCAGTTCTTTGGCAACACCAGTTTGCTCGTAGATGCTCTGAAGAACATCTTGCACTTTAGCTTCAGTTAAAGAACCTATCGCACCAGATGAGCTGATAGATGTAGTTGGAGTTCTAAAACCACTAGGAATGCTTGTATTCCCGTTGCTGATGTATGATCCCAGACTACGTGTCGTATAAGGACCAGTGCTGTTGTTTCCGTTGTAGAAAGTTCCGCTAGTAGCCGGAATAGTGTCAGCGCACATGCGTACTTCCATATCGCGCTTAATTGCTTCCAGTTGCTTGCGAATCGAAGTGGCACGAATATCAGGAGCACCTGCCAGATTACTTGCGGATTCTGCAAGCTTACCTACCAGAGATGCGCGACGAAACCACTGCACATTATTCTGGATGATGCTGTAATCGCCTAGTGCGTTTTCAAAATCTCCATCTGCGTTCAGTTCTGCTGCTGCAAATGTATCATCAGTTGCGTTATGCTTTGGTGAAAGTGCCTTGTCTACCGGAAATTCGTAGGTAGTGTTGATGACTCCCTCTGCTTTTGGGATCATCGAAACCAGCGGTGTGTTTTTCGCATCTACGGAAAAGATGGCTGATGCCAAATCCCTTTGAGAACCTCCTGAAAAAGGGCCGAAGGGTGCTGAGTTGTCTGAGTTAAATAAACCTGCCATATGTTTTAAATTTCTATTTTTAAGAACGAGTCAAACCTGCCAACAAAAGACTTTCTAAATCTTTTGCACTACCCGTTTTCTGAACTCGTTTTGATGCTGCTGAAATTGCTTCCAATGCTTCAGGCTTAGATGCAGGTGCTGCGTTATTACGAACAGGTGTCCTAGGTGCTTTGGGCTTGCGCCCCTGAGATACTAACTCTTGAGCAGTTGTCTCAGCCATAAGTCCTGTCACATAACGTGCGATCTCCAGCTTGCCTGATGGCACATTCGCCAATGCAGGTGAAGCTTTCATCACCGCTTGAAAATACTCCATCTGCTCTGAACCTTTGTCCTTGAGCCAGGGGTATTTTTGCTCTGCAACTTTGTTGAATTGAACTCTGTGTTGGAGTTCGTTTCGACGTTTCGGGATTTCAAACGAAAGGTTGTCTCGACTATCATCAATTATTTCATCAAGAAAATCTCGTACAAGTGTTTCATCACTTGCTTCATCAAGATCTTTACCTGCCTCTTTGATGTTTTCGACAACTGCATCAAGGTCACCCTGTGCAAGCAATCGCTTCTGGTCTCTCGCAAATTTGATCTTTTGCTTTTCTAGGTTTTCCAACTCAACCAAATCATTTTCGGTTTGAGCGGTAACCCTTGAAGCTTCGGGCGCAGGAGTTGTTTTTAATTTCTCCTTTAGACCTTCGATCTCTGTGAGAGCTTCATCCCTCTCTGACTCCGCAGTTCGGAGTTGACGGGTAAATCGTTTGATCCGCTTCTGATACCATTCGGGATCAGACGAAGATTCATCGGATTCATCATCTTCAATTTCATTAGCCTCTTCACGATCCTCCACTGACTCTTCCACTGACTCGTCTGTTAACGCTTCAGGCTCAGTTTCGGCAACCTCACCTTGAGGCTGTTCTTCGGGTTTGATAATTGCGCCAATCAAATCAGTTAATTGACTATCCAGATTTTGCGGTTCCGTAACCGTATCAGTTTCACTCATGCGTTTTCAAAATGCCTAGCAAGTTCGGCTCATCGCTTTATGCGAAGTGCCAGAATATTGAGCGAACCAGGGTGAGGTTGAAACAACAGGCAAGGGGAGTTTTGCTTATTTATGCAATTCCTGTAATTTGCACAAAAAACCCCTTCGCATTGAAGGGGTGCTTGTCAGGATCGGTAAGTGTTTATGCGTTCGGCAAACGAATATATTGCTGCTGCCCAACCGCAATCGTATGAACGTTCACTGTCTGGTTTTCCTGCGGTTATTGCGGTTGCCAGTCCATCCTGAACGCATTGCTCAAGAATTTGTGTTATCGCTTTATCAGCAGGAGATCCTTTGATCTGTGCAAATGCTTCCTTGATCTGTTCTTCGTCCATCATTGTTGCGGTGCTACACCAGTTCGTCCGGTGATTGCGTTTTGCTCCTGTTGCACAAGGAACTGAAGGTTTTGCAGGTAACCTTGCATCAGTTGAACGAAGCGTTCATCTGCGTTGTTCTGTAATGCTTCCTGGTATTTTGGATTTGATTGGATTATCTGATTTGCAAATTGCAGTTTCGTTTGTGCAGCAGGATCATTTTGCTTAGGAGGAACTGCATTGCCTTGTGCCATAGCGATGATATCCCCCATAACCTCTTGATAAATTTTCTGCGACACACCAACTTTCGGCATGACGATCGTATCTGCAAGAGATGGTGAAATGGCCTTTGCGATTTCAGTCACAAGCGCACCTCGATCTATCACACCAGCGGAATCATTTGGAAGTGCAACGCTGGTGAGTGCTTGCATCTTGTTAAGCAGATAATCATTGTCCAATTCCTTGCTATCAAAAACAATTCGGAAATCAAAGTTGCCTTGAATCTCCTTGCTGGATCTAGGCATGTTCAATGACTTACCAGCGATCCTTACCATATCTTCATCGGTCAAAAAGATCTGCATGAGTTGGAACATTTTTGAAAATGCCTTTGACCAAACCGTCATGAAGTTATCGACAGTTGCCTGTCTGCGGATCGCGACCACAGTAGGGTCCATTCCAGGCCCCATTCGTCCTAGGTATTCATTGCATTGACGTTCAACGTAATCAATGATCTGAATGCTTTCAGTGATTGATGATCTAGGTGGATCAAGCGTTCGGATTTCTCCTGCTCGCATTTCACTGATAGTCGATCCAGGCCGGAACTCATAATTACCACCGGATCTCGCAGCATGAACTATGGGAGGGTTGACATAGAGACTTGCGCGATCGGCAAGCATGTCTCGTTGAGTTTTAATCTCATCCTGCCAGGTGTGACAGATCTCACTAAGTCCCCTTGTTTCAACGAGTTTCTGCACTGCATTTTCACGCCTGTATGCGATGAATGGATATTTTCCTGAGAGATAGTCCAGTGTCTCTTTCTTACCCTCAATGTCATTCAAATCTGGATGGAAAACAGTGCATTCAATTTCGGGCATCCCGTCTTCATCGAGCTTTCGTTCGTATGCATAGACGATTTCATACATGCCATCCTGAAATCCAGGTTCAACAATGTATGACGCAAATGAGTTTTGGTAGGTGTGCGATACATCGTCCTTCGTGCTTAAAACTTTCTCAACGAATTTTTCATCGAAACCATAAGAGCGAAGTTCTGTTTCGCTCATGTAGTATCGACGAAAAACATATCGAGCATTTTCAAGATGGATTGTTTCAGGTGGAATGAAAACGTCGATGTATAACCTGCATGCAGAAATGTCAGGTTGATTGACCGTCTGCTCGATGATCGGAATTTGCACAACCTCACCCTTGCGAAGTTTCTTAATTCCTTTGCGAGCGTCCCTTGTTGTGACGTTTAAAATTCCTTTGATCGCTTCAATGGCTTCGTTTTCTGATAGCTCATCTGCGATTAACTCTGGGAGTCTGGACTGCAAACTTTCAGGGTCTGCTGCAAGTGCCATTTGTTGCAAAACTGGAAGCGACATCGGTATGCGTTTTTTGGTGTCCTCAGACTTCCAGCCGATTTGCAAAAACGAGATGCCGTCCTGTTGACCATAGTCTGCCAGAAGGCTTGCTGCTTCATGCAACTCTTGCAGAAGCAAGTTTTCTCGATAGTAGCGAAGCAGGGTGGTGAGAACCTGTGCGGACTCAGCATCGTTTGCCTCTGTTGCACCTGCTCGCAGAGTGCCTCGCTTAAATGCGGTGACAAGGAGATCCTTGAATTCACCAACCAGTTGATCAGTCAATCGGCATCTGACATCAGAGCAACCATCCCAGGGAAACACCTTTTCCTTATCATAGTAGCGTTGCTCCTTGCGACCAGATTCGGATTGTCCTCTCCATCGAGCCAGACGAACCGAATCAGTTCGGGTTTGGTAGTGATGTGTTGTGCTAGTTCCACCAGCACGTTTGTATTCCTCAGTGAGGTTAACCAGAGACTTGTTTGCTTGACTCATACAATTTGTCCATATAATCGACCACCTGTTGGTGGATCAACTTGCGCTTCCTCTTCACAGGAATGACTGCGGTGAGTTCGCCTTGCTCTATTAAATACTGAATTTCGTAAGTCGATAAACCAGTCATCGCACGAGTTTCTTTAAATCCAATCAATTTGGGGTATTTCATTTGATTTCCTTCATTCAATAACTTCCTCCTCCGTTTGTGCCTAGTGTGTTTTGTGGGGTAAATAAGTTTTCTTCTTGCACTATGTAGCGCAGCACATCGATCGGATCTTTGGTTGGGCTTTTTTCTCCTCCTGCTCCTGACCATTCCTTGACTGCGAAAATGAGATTCTTGCATCTATTGCTTACAAATAATCTGGGGCGATTTTCATCATCGATTTCCTGATGGTTGTCATAATAAAGCAGATCGTTAATTAGTCCCACACCTAGCTGGATCTGTGCTCCAGAAGCTGGATCAAACCACATTCCTGCCTCTCCCATTTTGAGTTCATCAAGTATTTCTCGACCATCAAGCGATTTGGCCTTGCATGCTCTGGGATCAATTAATCGCAAAAAGATTTCCTCACCATCTTCAAGATCGGTGATCAGTTTTTTATACCAATTGATCGAGTTACCTCCACCACCTGCTCTCTGTGCTGGACCTGCTGAACCATCGGGTTTCTCAGATGGTATAGCCCATTCACCCATCGATGCATCGGGCCACTCCCTGTATATGTATAGGTCATCTCCAACGTTTCTAGCCCAGAGCATAAACCAATTTCTTGCACCAGCAGGATCAACGCACATAAAGTTCTTACCCTCTTTAGGGATCTGCGTGTGATCAATTACGTGACCATCTCCAAAGCGAGGAAATGCATTGCCAATTGCGCTTTCTGTCCAACCGTATGCACGTATTTTTATTTCGTTGCTGTGCTGACCTTGCAACCTCTGCTTGAGTTGCTCATAGGGGTTGTAAGGGTTCCACTCAGTATGAAACCAGATGCATGCAGACTGCTCGTTTCGACATCGCATCTTGTATGGCATTTTCCCCTTCGGTCCCGTTGGAATATTCACATCAGGGAGTAGTTCCGAATCTGCCCATTCGGTGACCTCACCACCTGCGACGAAGTCTTTAACAACCGGAGTCATTCCTTCGACAGGAGTAAAACTGACGAGCATTTTCCCAGCTCTAGTGACCAAACGAAATTTAAGAGTGTCTAGCAGGTTTTTGGGGATCAACTCATCTGCCCAACATAGATCGATTTCTAGACCCTCAAAGGCCCGGGCATCCTGGCTATAATGCATAAACCAGCACTGTGAACCATTGGGCAGAATAAAAGTGTTATCTGAAAATCCGTTCTTCTGGCTATAACTAATATTCTCTACGTCCCTGCGAATCTTCTTACCTTTTAGCTGTAAAGGTAGATATTTATGAATGACTGGTTGCTGGGTTTGTAGCGATGATTGGTGAGTAGTGTGCATGCAGATCACCCTGGATTTCGGGTTTTGCATCAAGTGCTTTACAACATGCTTTGCACAGTATTCGGTCTTACCTGATCTATTCCCTCCACTGACAAGGAGGTTGCTGTGTTTTGCTAATAGCTCATCTGCCTCTTTCCAGTGATCGGGTTCAAACCCGTGATTATAGGGATCTTCAATTTCGAGACGAAGTTTTTCGCCTCTCGCATGCATCATTTCCTTGAAGGTTTCGGTGCCTTCAGGAGTTGATGTTGCAACCTCAACCTGCTCCTTTGATGGCAAAGGATAAACAGGATGAGGTCTAAATGCCCATTCTTCCCACATCAATTATTCAGCAGGAGTTTCGGCATCTTCAGTTGGTTCTGCTTCTGGTTCTGAATCAGTTGGGAGTGCATCACCAAATACTTCGTCAACCAATTCCTGATCATTCATGTTGTTCTCATTGATCACAAATTCTTTGTATCCATCGCCAATGTTCATGTTCTCGAAATCTGGTGACTCGTAAGAGTCTGGCATCGGCCTGGGTGCCATATCTTTTTGAAAAAGCATCTTTTGAAGCGTCATGTAAAACCCTCTTGCTCCAGCCCAGGTCTCAGAGAGTTGTTCGGCTTGCTGATTGAGTTGATCTGCTGGCATGCAAGGATCGAGGATGACTCGTTCATCGACATATGCAGTCGATCCGGTTTCTGTGTTCGTTGCGGTTAATCCGAAGACTACCGAATGAACATCCTCGCAGGACGAATGACTGCTGCAATTAAGTTGGGGTTCCCAACGTGTGACTTTATATTCTATCATCTTGTGACTTTCGTTTTTTGAACCTGATCATATTATTCCTATAACCAGGGGTTAAATTGTTTTTAATGCAGACTTCGCTGACTCCCAGAGCATCGACAATTTCGCGATACTTCATTCCTCGACTCCGCAGGATCTCAATTTCCCAATTTATTTCAGGAGGCATCCGGTAACACCCTTTGTGATCTGGCAGAGGTTCAAGGATCTCATTGATTTGTGGCATTGATTCACCATCCTTCCAAAGCAGATAACGTATCGTTCGCAAGGGTGAGTGCTGCATCACATACCATTCCCCCAAAACCACATTGTCACGCAATGCTGCGTGTATCAGCGATTCCTCCAGAAAACCTCCATCAAAAGTTGCTACGCTTTTGATCGTGTGCGGATTTCCGCATTGAAGGCTTGCGATTCGGTCCTCTAAATTGCTTTCTGTAAAACCTAGTTTGTAATACGGCAATCCTTCGGTTTTCAGCAAATAGATCATTTAATTCTAGGCTGAGTCTTTCGCCAAACTGGATCTGGTGGTTCACCAAAAAACTGACCTGCGATTTCCTTGTATTTTATCGGGCAGGATTGCCCCCATAGATTCGGTCGATAGAGATCGGCATGCTTGACTCTGACAATGTGCTTGTCATCAACCTGGACTATTTTTCGGTTGCGATATTGCCAGTTTGTGACCACACCGGAAAGCTGATCACTTGCGAGAGATTTGGGTTTGTATTGATCAGGGAAAAGATGTGCTTTGAGTTTTTCCTGCCCCAGCAAGGTAATCTGGATTTTCCGATGCTTGCTTCTGACATAGTCCTCACCTTCGACGAGAAGTTCATCTCGCAAACCCTTTACGGTCCTGCGATCAATGCCCAGATTTCTGCTTAATTCAGACTCGTCGATCATTTATCAGATCCTTGATTTTCGGTATTAACGTTTCAAGAGCTCCATCGTTTTCAATAACCGCATCGAAATCGTAATGGTCGAGTTCAGATTCACTGCAATGATCCGATCCATTTCTCTGTTCCAGATCCGGTCGAACCACCCTGACTACAATGCCTCCCAGATCCCGTATCATTTCTGCCTCGTTCGGAAACCGCACATCAGTGACAAACGTGATTCCATCGCGTCGATCATGCTCCAGTTTTGCCCTGACCTTTTTCACCCAATAATCCTGGCATGTCAGATTGCGCCTGAACTCAGTTCCCCACCATTGGAGTATCGGTCGAAACAATTCTTTGTTTGCCTTCAGATATCGCAAACCCACATTGGTAGCTTTAGCAACCTCCCGTCTGACTGCATCACCAAAGGCCAATCGCCAAACGGGAACATCAATGTGATTACATGCGATGTCGTAAACAGAGTCCTTGCCTGATCCCATCTTGCCACTCAGGCCAATTAATAAATTAATTTCACTCATAATGGTGCAATACACCTATTTCGTCAATTTTTGTTGTTGCATTATCTGGATGGGTGGATTACACCTTTTGACGTAGGACATTTAGCTATTGGTTTGTCGTTATTCATAGTCATAAGAGCAACACCCCTCCCTGATCCCTCGGGGAGGGGTTTTTGTTACCTACAGTCATCAATCGCCTTCATCAGCGTTTCCTTGCGGTCACCGTTCGGAATGTAGCAAAGAATGTCCCTCACTGCTTTAATGAGCAGATCCTTTTTCGTTGGTTGATCGCAATTGAACAAGCAGTCCTTTTTGATCTCACAACTCAATGGTGTTGGGCATTTACTCATGATTGCATCCTTCGCTTTCGCATGTGATAGGATCGTCTGTTGCCAGCATTGTATTCTTCCCTCTTAGCAGCACGATATGCATTTGTTCGGTTCCGTTTGCAGTTTTTGCAATAGAGGCAATATCCATCATTCCATCTGGTTCTTATCTCTGTGTAGTATTCGGTGAGTGGCTTTAATTCACCGCAATCTGGGCAAACTTTAGCTTTCAAGTTTGTTAATTATCTTTGCCACTTTGGAATATGTCTTCCACAGATCAGGGAACGATTGCTTCAGAATTAAAAACTGCTCCCTGGTTCCTGCTTTTGCAGCAGATCCGATCGATGATGCGAACCGGCCCCCATAACGAACCATTGCATCGATTGTTTCAGCGTCATGTTTTGTCATAAAATCATGAGTTTTACTTTCCAAATTCCGCAACTTTCGGTCTGTTATAATTGTTCTGGATCAGTTTTCGTTTCTTACCATCCTTCCAACACTGAAACGCCAAACGGCATGCATTATATTGCGCCAGACGCAGTGCAGGGTTGCTTGCTGCCTTTCGGTAAGTCTGGTTGATGAAGTAGTTTCTCAGTGCTAGGATCGCGCTATCGGGATCAAGCCCTACACCTGTTGCAAACTGCTCGTGAAACTGTATCGCTTTCCCACTGTCCTTAGACATCGCTTCTGCCATAAAAGACGCATACACCGGAGTTCTGACAAGGTTTTTCACAGCACCACCCAACCTCACACCTTCATCGAATAATTCCGAATGGTTTTTATAAACTTCAACAACTTCTTGCGAAGTTAGCTTGTCCTCACCTGTCAAAAGGAACCTGTAAAAGGCAATTGCTGCTGCTACTGCGTTTGAGTTTTTGACCTTGCTCAACTGCAATACAGATCCGCTGGTGCGTTTCCTACCACAATCAATGGTCGCAAATGTGGAATCCTCTGATGGCAGGTTTCTCACTGTAACAATTTTCTGACTCGTTCCACTTCCAATCAAGGCATGCATTCTATGCTGTCCATCAAGCAGTCTGCCTGTGTGATCAAGCTTCACACTCTCACCGTTCAGGGTCCATCTTCCCTGCTTCATGTCCTTGATATATCGATCAACATCACGTTTGCTGAGTTTCCGGTTGATGGTGTTACCCTTAAGTGCATTTTTTGCCATTTCAGGTGTCCAGAGTTCGATCATTACTATTGGTTCTGTCATTTCCTGTATCGGGTATGTGAGGGAACCAGAGTATCTGTTAAAAAGCCTTGCGATTTCGGTATGTCCCAATGGGGTGTATCGGTTGACCAACTCCATTGCAGTCCATCTGGCAAGCGTGTGAGTTCGATGCCTTGAGTGTGCGTCAATGTCCTTAACTGTGATGCCGTATTCATCCGCACAAATCTCCTTAATTCGTTGCACGTAGGTTTTCATTGGTTGTTGAATTTATTTATTGCCTGGTAAATTTGAAAAGCGACCTGCGGAACGATCGCATTGCCTAGTCCCTTAATTCGGTCCACCCTGTTGGATACCCCATCAACCACTCGATCCACTGAGGGTTCAGCTTTCCAGTTGGTTTCTCTGGATCTTTCGCTTTCGCGCACAGGTAGTCCCTGCCCAGCATGTGAGTGTGCGACTTGCTGCCCACTGGCCCGCAATCCTTGTATTCGCTTGCTCTGGGTGTGGGCAATAATCCAGACCCTGTCTCGCTTGTGGGGGGCATCGACACTGCAAGCTGGAATAACAAACGATTGTGTGGAGTAGCCTTGACCTTCCAGCTCAGATAACACCTCGTCGAGTGCCATTCCGATGATGCCAGCAACGTTTTCGCCAACCACAAAAGTGGGTTTTTCGCATGCAATAACCCGTAACATTTCCGGCCAGAGGTGCCTGTCATCCTCCTTGCCTTTTTTGATCCCAGCGACACTGAAGGGTTGGCAGGGGAAACCTCCTGTAAGGATGTCGATGTTTCCGATTGGGGGAATAGTTCTGATGTCATCATAAAATGGTGTATGGGGGAAGTTCTTCTGCAAAACCTGCTGGCAATAAGGATCGATCTCGCAGAATGCAACGGTGTGCCATCCCATCCATCGTGCTGCCAGTGCGAAACCACCTATCCCGGAGAATAGATCTAGGTGCCTCATTCGGTCCTTTTGGTGGAATTTTTCTGTGAGCGGGAATCCGTTTCGCTATGTTTGGATTCGGAAACTTCCTGATCCCCCTCCACCCCTATCTGTGTAATTTCTGTGCAATTCTCAGGGGCATCGTTGATTATCAGTGGCTTATGGTCGCTCTGCACAAGACCATCAGTCTGTTGCGTAGATCCTGTGACGTTTTTCAGCGAGTTCAGGTAGGCATCCATCTTCTGATGGAAGTCGTTGTCACTGTTAGCCTTCTTGTGTGTGATGGTGATGTTGTTGTCACCGTCGAGATCCCTCTTCTTGTCTGAGAGGATACCAATGGTAATGGATTTCCTATCTGGACTCAGCTTCCCCTTATTCAGGTCATCCTCTAATGAATGCATGAACTGAGTGATGAGATCTCCCATCTTCCTGCTCGTTGATTGCTTCCAATGAGGCACACGATCGGCAATGGATGCCTTGATACTGGCAACACTCTGTCTTGCTATCTGATTGCGTGTAGCAGTGATTGTAAGACTGAACCCGTCAATGAGGTCTCTGCATACCTGATTGTAGGCTCGATCACTCAGGCTCGATCCTGGCCCTTTAAGCGGTGATTTGAACTCATACTCTTCTGTCTTTTCTAAAAGATTCTTTTTAGATCCGACATCATCTCCTTCGTTTTCCCCTTCGCTTTCTAGGTCGAGGTTGGTGGTGTTCGTCGAGGTATCTCTGGAGTCTGATTGCTGCTTCTTGTGCGTTTTTTTCATTATCAAAGGTGTAGTTGTCATCTGGCAGGGGTTTTAAGCGCCCTAATCTCGCTCCTGCTGGGTTTTCCATACCGTAGAGGGTGACATACACCCTGAACGTAGAAGCACCCTTTAGGGATCGAACTATGGCTTTCGGTATCATAGCAGTTCATTGATCTTTTCCTTCAGCTTTTTCATCATTCCTGCCATCTCATCATATTTCGGTTTCGATCCCTGATCCCATACGCTGGTCATAGCGCATTGTGAGAGGTGCCTGTTGCGATACGTCTGCATCTCTGCCTTCAGTGTCTTCTGCTGGTCCTGCATGATCATCAGTTTTTGTGCGTCTGATACTCCTTTGGATGAAGTTCCTGAGTTGCTATTGCAGTTGCTCCAGGTATCGGGATCATCATTGAAGCGTTCCTGATTGTAGAATGTCGCTGGATGGGGGATGAACTTCAGATCCTCGCCTTGAGTTGCTTTGGCGAATAGTTCCGTTTTGGACAACACATCATCGAATCCGTATTTGGTGATCTGTTTTTGAATGGCTTTCAGTGCTGTTGGTTTTGCTACCTTGCGAGGGTATGCCTGATAAACCCTTTCAACATTCGCATGAGATTGTCTCTCTCTGGTCCCTGAAGGGACTATAGGGATGTCTTTGTCTTTGGTCTTTGTCTTATATATATATGTTAGACAAGAATCTTTACTATGTTGTTTACTATCTACTTTACTATGTTCTTTACTAACTACTTTACTATCTCGATCAAAACTGACCCCATCGAACATCAATTTCGGGTTCCTAAGTGAGTAGTTCTGTCGAATCTTTCCAGTCACAAACTGGCACTCAATGAGACCTGTAGATGACAGTTCATCCTTGAATTTCAAAAGCGTTGGTTTAGATATTCCCAACACACCACCGATTTCCAGAGATGAGATCCCTAAAGTGTCAGGCCATCTGGCATCGTTCATTTTGTAGAGCAAATAAAAATAGAGAGATGCTGCTCCATTACTCAGTCCGAAATGCTTCTGGCATTGCCAGTATATTCCGATCAGGTCAAAAATATTGGTCTTCACTCCAGCCTCCTTGCCCTGAGTCTTGCGGTTTCCTTCGGGTAACCTACCCAGCGCAAGCCTGGTATTATTTGTTCTTCCTTTAAATAAACAGGAGATGCATTCAGGTAGGGTTCAAAATAGCCTCTCTCTCTGGCTGAGATGTCTGCAACCAATCGCTCGCCCATAAAGTCATACCAAACCAGACACGCTACCTGTTGACGTATCTCTGGATCTTTAATCTCCTCAATCCGCTCTTCTAGGATCTCCTGTGTGATCCCCTTCATCCAAATACGAGGTCTCATTTGCTCTTTAAGGTGAAGCGTTTCAGTGGCAGATGCATCATCAGGTAGTAGTCATTCACATCATCGCGTTTTGATGATCCTGCAATGGAAATTTTGCTGCGAATTGCGTCTGTCATTTTTGGCTGAGTGATCCCGTATTTATCATTCCATTCTTGCAGGTAGTAAAAGGGGATATCCAGGGCATCTGCGTATTTTTTGCATTCAACGTATTTCTGCACATCTAAGAAAACTGTATCGTATCGGTCATGCTCACAATGCCTTCGCTTATACTCAATCAGCGCATGCGGTTTTTTGTTAACGAACGCAATCCAATCAGCGTGATATCTGATGTTGAGTTCCTCTATGTCCCAACCAAACATTTCCTCAACCACTTGTTGAGCTTGTCGCTGATTTTTTAAATCTTGATGTGATTCGTAGAGCATAAGTAAAAGCCCACAGGCTCATCGCTGAACCTGTGGATTGGTGGTTAACGGTTCAGATAATGCTGGTGTGGCCAATACTTCCTGTCCTCACACCATAAGCGGTAAAGGAGATTGAAAATTTTCCAACCTCTCTCAATTTCCTCTTTGTCCCATATTTTTTCATAGATTCCACCTTCATGTTCGGGCCTAGTATCTATTGCGACAGATATGGGTTGAGGTTGACCGTCAATAGCATATGAGTATGCAGATAGCTGGACGATATATGCATCATACCATACGGGATTGGGGTTGCCTGTTTTGCCTCTTTTGACTTTGGAAGACTTCCAGTCTAGCACAGACAATCCGCATGATTGATGCTCCACAAGTGCATCGACTCGACCTGCAAATGCGATCCGCTCACCGATGTGCGTGACCGATCGTTCACACCATCGAGTCCTTACAATGTGCTGCGTAACGTAGTCAGATATTCCAACACCATACACATCACCTGCTTCAGCATTTTCACCCTCAAGGATTTTTTCTGCTTTGCTATGAATAAGCGTACCCAGATCCATTGGACCTCTGCCTTTCTCCTTGTTGGCATCAGCAATCGCCTTAATTTGATCTTTGCGATCGGTGTATTGACTCCTGATTTCATCAATCGTATCAAGCGCAGTTTCGATCAATTGATTCTGAATCCAAATGGACAGTCCTGGCTTGCTCATCACCTTCAGGATTGTCGAAGGAGATGGAAGCAAGTGCTGCTGTCTGGCTAATCGAATTCCTGCACCGTATGCAGGATCACCTTGAGCAGTGTAATAATGATCACCGTCACCGGATGAATTGCTATTGGTTTGTGGTATAGTAGCCATAATCAACCTCTGTCAAATGCTGGAATATCGTCTTCAGTGACCTTTGGTTCGGCTTCGACAATCTGTTTAATGTTTGGGTAAACGATGCCGGTCGTTGCCTTGTAGTGATCGATTTTAATTTTCACCAACTTCCCCAAAATAAGGTGTTCAGTAAAATTTTCATTTTTTTGCAAAATTTTATCGTCGATCATGTCAATGAATGGTCTCAGCGTTGAACCTGGTTTTAATGTGTGGTTGAACGGTTTAGATTTAACCTGAATTTTCAACCCACTCTCACCTAGTTCATCGACCTCAAATACTATCTTTAATTTTTTCCTGTAACTTTTAGGTCCAGAATAACCGTCAATATCAGCATCTTTAATTTGCTTACCATTACCGTCTTCCCATTGTGAGTATTCGTATACATCAACTATTTTTGCGTTGTGCCATCCCTCTTTAGGGAGATCATGTCTGTCTGTTGTTGGGATCATTACCATATTTTTATTCTTTCTTTTTGTTTTCGTTTTCTTCTTTTTTTGACACGACAAAGCTCGATTCACGAACTAGTCGAAAGTGGTCCTCTGCACTAGTTGTCACCATCCAACTGCAATTGTTTTTACGGTGCGCAACTGCTGCAATTTCCTTTTCGTTTGAGTCTCGTTGCGATTGTGAAAGCGCATCCTGGAGGTTGAGTTTTTCAACTCGCTTAACTTCGTAATGAATAAGCAAATCTGGACAGATAACGTCTGGCGCAGATTCACCAGTGAAGTGATTCTTCCCTGAGTGTTGCGCCCCTCTGAAGGCGTGAAAACCTTCAGCGATCAGAACCTTGCTCCATTCCAATTCCCCTCGCTTGCCTTTATTCCTGCTGTTTATTTTTGGAGGCATAGTCGAGAAGCATGTAGGGATCGTCTTTCACCTGATCAATTGCATAGGTGAGAAGTAGTCTGCTTGTCTCAGATAGTGAGTGCAGGATTCGACCGGAAACTCTTTCGAGATCTCGCCTCTGTGGTGCAGTCATTCTGACTGCTGTATAATGTTCTTTTTTCATAGCTGTTGTGGATGCAATACACCCTTTGGATGCAATACACCCTGGTTTTAAAAAAACAGGCATGTCCTTCAGGGGATCATGCCTTTGTTTTAAATATTGGATTCTTTAAGTTCGGAAAGTATGTCTCTTAAGACTGACAACGATTGCCAGTTTCTCTGAACGTTTTTTTCCGCAAAAGCAGTTTGCGCTTCAAGATTTGCTTTCATCGAAGTTTTCAAATCGTAAACCTGAATTGTGAGACTGATCACAACTAAACTTATAATTGCGATCAGGTATCGCTCAATGTTAATTGTTCTCAGGTCAATTGACTTGACTGACCTGTTTGCTCTTTGCTGACTCAAATCGCGAACGTCTTTGAGTTCTTCCCTCCCTTGTTCGACCACCCTGTCCATAATCATTTTTTTATATTTCCTTTTTATCGTTACGGTTAGAATATTTGGACTCGACATAATCGTTATAGTCGATACCCCATAATTCGCATTGGTTTTTAATAGCTTCCTGTATCAAGTCCGATACCGGAACACCTCGCTCATCTGCTAGTTTTTTAAGTTCGGAGGCATTCCCTTTTTCGAGCCACAATGTTACAATTTTTTTATTCGGATCTCTTTTTGACGGCATTTTATTATTGTCTATGGTTTATTTGCGCCCACATGTGACAATACACCCTCTGAGTTGTCAATGTTTTCTATCACATTCGCTAGGACAAAGACTGTCCTAGGGGATCGATTACTACTCTTTTTTGATGTTTGGATTTATCAAAATAGTGCGCTTCAGTTGTCAGCATACTGCTGTGTCCTGCATACTCAGATGCTGTTGAGAGGTCAGAAGCTTTCCCGATTTCGGTGATGTATTCTTTTCGCAGGTTGTGTGTAGGTAATCGCAATGAGTCATTATCACCACCACAGTTTTCATATGCTTTCCTGAACTCCCTTGAATAAGATTCATCAAAGGATCGATGCAGTTTACAACTACCTGCATGATGGCAAATCGGCTCATCTTCCCGTTCTGTAAGTTTGTTCTGTTTTATTTTCATGACTAACCAACTAGGTATTGGAATTTTTCTAGATCTGGTGCTCTTGCTGCTCCATCCACTTAGGGACACAATTCCTTCCTTGTAATTTGCGGTATCTTGAACTTCGATTGTCCATCCGATTGGACCTTCACTTATCCATTCGTGCCTTGCATTGATGATTTCACTTTTCCTCAATCCACAGCATCGGGCTAACCAATACCTCGCGTAAATGTTGTATCCAACTCTGTTGATTCGGATCTCTGTGAAATTGTTCACATCTCTAAAGTGCAAGTCCATTTTTTGCATAACTGATTCTGGTGATGTCTTGACAGGTTTCTTTTCAAGCTTTTTTGTTGGAAGATTATTGATGATTGCAAGTGTGACTGCATCAAGGTCGAGGTCACTGTAGATACTGTCGCAAAGTCCCTTTTTAAATAGTCCTCTGAACTGTTTAAGTTGTGCATTATACCTTTTTGCTGCACTGACATACTCCTGTCCTTCTCGCAAAACTTTACCCTTAGAAACAAAGTGCCTAGATTTCAGGATCGAAATAATTTTGTAAACTCCATCCTGTTTTTCAGACAAATCCTTGAAGTAAAACCGATCGAGGTTTTTAGTGTTGCAAACCCTGTAAGCTTCACGAACAACTGCCTTTGCATGCTGCTCACAAATTGGCCTGCCTTTTCCGTTTTCGATTTCGCCCATCTCATAAGCTCTCCAGTATCGTTTGACAATATCGCCCATCGTTGCACCCTTTTCGCTTTTCGCAAAATAACCAGGTTGCTTGTCAAAGATCCTGTTTGCTGCGATCGCAAGTGCCTCATCCTTGCTGCTGGTCTTCGCTGCAATCTTTTTGTCAGATCCCTGAGACCTGAAGTACCAGTTCCCGTTTCTTGCGGTAAGCAACACAGTTGCTGCCAAAGATCCTTTGCGGATCTCATATTTGTTATTGGTTATGTTGCGTATTTTCATAGTCGATAAAAGATATGATTCCCGATTGTGTAGAGAGGTTTTGCGTTTTTAGACCAATAAGGCTGGACGTAATTGGCATGATAATGATTTGCGTATTGTGCTCTGGTGAGGTCAACGAGGTGTGCGTTGTCTTGTAAGTAAATCGCAAACCTTGCTTGTGGGCTTTTCAGCAATGGAAGCAATTGCTTGTAGGTTTTGCCATTCCAACATGAGAACTGCTTTCTCTCTAAGCAGACATCTTTCATCGAGAGGTTGCGTTCTAAAGATCTCTGCACAATTACTGCCATAACATGTCCCATCCCTGATTCACCTTCACCTCTTGCCTCTGCAAGGATCGTGAGTGCAACTGTGTAGTCCTTGCCCTGTGCTACGGTGGAAATTAGTAGGATGCAATACACCCATAGATTTTTTTTTGAAAATATCATACTGAAATCCCCTTATCCCTAAGTGCCTTGTTCAACCCTCGCTTATCGTTAAGCAAAATTATTTTGGTAACCCTGGGGCGTTTCTTTAAAAGTCTCTTTGCAGCATTAACAGCATAAGCTTTTAGCTTTGGATCTTCCCATCCATACTTGCCGTTATCGATTACAAATTCTAAAGGCCCGATAACCCTTACCTTTACGCAGAAGGGTGGAGTTGGTCTTGCGGTAACATAATTACCACTTCCGTTCACCCAATCTCCCGAAGGGACCGCACCACCTTGATCGCTTATTTCAGTTGCGTTTTTTAAAGATACTTTGTTCATAATTTATGCTTTCGTTTAAGCGATGTATCGTGTGGTTAATTTATAGTGCTGGAATAAAGCATTTTTGGCCTGATCCCTTGTGATATATGTTCCGATGTAAATTTGACCGTAGACACCCTCGTCTTGTAATCCGGTCACATCCCAACCCTGACTGGTCTTACAAATGTTTCCCATAGGGTGATATGATCCGCCTCTACCCTCTGAACCTTGAAGGCTAGTTCTACCGTCTCTCGCTACTACTATTCGTCTTTTGCCGTACATTGTATTTTCTTTGCTCTATGGTTTGTTTTACGTTTGATAGGGTGTATGTCTCCCTGTTGGATATACATTCGCACAGGTGACATACACCGTCAAACTTTTTTGTAAGTTTTTTTGTGCAACCCTGTGCAGAAGGGATCGAAAAACTGTGCAGAAATAAAAATACCCCTGCAAATACAGGGGTTTTCTAGGATTTGTGAATGATTTTAAGTCTTGTGCGTCTGCCAATTTCGCCACACCGGCCTCATACCCCACACTGTAGCGTTTACGTTCGCTACTCATGTAACACATAGTATGTGTGTATGTTGTGTGGTTTAAAGTCATACTGTTGATAGGGATCAGGCTAGTGGGTGCCTGTGGGGGAGATCAAGGAAAATCAGGTATTTCTGTGCAGAAACTGTGCAATTAGTCCTCATCATCAAGATCCTTGAGATGATTAAGCGATTGAGATATTAATGAATGCTGAGTCACTTGAAGTGTGGAAATCAACTCCCCGATCGAAAGTTTCTTTGCATACATTTCGATCAGGTTTTCGAGACCTGAAGCAAAGTCTTCAAAATCCCCTTCAACCTCTTCTTGTGGATCAATCCTGTTTACCATCTTTTTGTTTGGCAGAGGGTAATGATGCCAGTGCCTCATAAAAGGCATCTCGCTTTTTTTTGCTCATTTTACTGACTCCATCTAGGATCTGATTTTCGATCTCCAAATGCTCGTCACTCCTGTTCAAGAAGTTGTCTTGCTGCTCCTGCATAATCCGCTCTTGCTCCTGTCTTGTTTCCTACGTTTAAGTTTTCGTAAAGATCCTTTTCCCAATACCACAATACAGCTTGCATATCTGCGTTTGATATGTCGATCTGTTTCTCTGCCTTTAACCTGCTTTGGGCGTGTTCTACTGCACCCCTAATCCAGGCACGTTCAGATCCATTTGCTGGAGATTCATTGAGACTATTTAAATACAAATGCAACCTTTGTGCTGGCATCTCTAATTTAGTCCTGTCCTTAAACTTTCTTTTCTCTACTGCCCGATAGGTGTCTTTCAGGTATTTCTTTGCTTTAGGGTAATTTGAAAGGCTAAATCCAGCAGATCCAACATCAGCAATGATTCGTTCTATTTCCTTTTGTAGAGCAACAGAAACCTTTCCTTTCATCTCTTTGAGCAACCTGCTTCCTGTGCTTCTTACCGCACCTGCGGAAGGATCTGTCAGTGTTCCTCTGATTCGATTTATGGTTCTCATAAACCATCTGTCCATTGTTACACTGTTAAAGATCTTATTCAGGTTGCCGTAAAACGATCCGATCTTTGGCCCAAAAACCATTGCCCCTATGACGGTGTGTTCTTTTAGCTCTCCCGTTGTTGGTTTTAGTCCGTATTCTTTTAATACCTTATCAAGATCTCGTATCGAAATTTCCCTCGTTAAAAAGTCTTTAGTTTTTTCAAGGCCCAACTGCTGAGTCATCTCCTCAAAAGCCTTTAATCCCTTGTTGATTGAATCCTTGTTTTTTCCACCCCAATTACCATCGGAAATTATCTTTCCTGTCTCCTGGTATTTTTTATAAAGAAATTCTGCTCGCTTAAAGTTTGCTTCAACATCCTGACCATTGGATGTGATTGCAAGCACCGCTTTAAACAGTCCATCCAGACCTGCGTCTGTCTTCATCTCTGGATGCAACTTATATAAGTATTCAAGTGCTTCATCCATTGTCCTGTCATACCATCCAATAGCATCCTGATCTCGTCGCAATGCCTCTGCTGCTTCTTCAAATAAGACATCACCCAACGCTTTTGCGTTTTCAGGAGTCAATTCATCCAGCTTACCTTCAGCTTGCGATCTGCGAGATAGAAAATCGGCAACCTCCCTGAGTAAAGGTTTCTCTGTTCCCAATTCCTTTAAAACCTTTTCAGGGGTATCAAAGATGTTTAAAACTGACCGATCCGAATCAGCATTATTGTTTACGTTTGTCGCAGGATCAGGGGCAGCATCGCTGACAATGTTTCTAGGTCCATCGTGCTGGTTTGTGTAAACGATCCCCTTGTTTTTCATCGCAGGATATTCCTCTGAATATCGTTTGGCGTTTTCCAGCGTGTAACCTATTTTCGGTTTATCGAAATCAAACCCACTACCCTCAGACACAAGGTGCTTGTCTGAATCTTCCCTGAACGATTTGAGGTTCTTGTATTCTTTCTTACCTGTAATCGTGACCTCTCCTATGACCATTGCAGGTTCTTTTGATTTCGGACCTGTTGTTCTGATTATTTTAACAGTCTTTCCGATGAGCTTATCTAGGTTTGATTGCCTTCTAGTTTCAATGGTCTTCTTTCCATCTACTATTTGATCTGCGTAGGGAAAGGATGGTTCATTCCGCACATTTAAAGCAGGAATCACATCAGACTTTGCGCCCATAAAGGAGGCACGATTTGCTGGCAGTGCGTTCGTCTGAGCTCGCTTGTGTGCAGCATCGGTAATCTTCGCAGGATGATCGGATATCTCAAGGTTTTGCATTCGATCAAGCCTGAATGTTTTTATGATTCTGTTTTTATCAAGAATCTGCTCAAACATATTAGCGTTGGTGAGCATCTGATCATTCTTTTCAAACCCCAGAAACCGCATCAAACCATCTCTTTTGCGCTTAACTCTTGCCAGTTCCTTCTTGTTGCGACCACCTCCCAACGCCTCAACTCCAGATTTGCCTTCTGAAAGCCCTTTGAGATAAAGCCATAGATCTTGCATCAGAAGATTCCTAATGCTTCCAGAGGCATCCTTAGACTTCTTATTGGCTGGAATGCGATTGTATTCATCCCTCCAAATATCCATCACCTTTGAACGTTCTTGCCGTTCTTGCAGTGGGATCTTGCGTCCCTTCTTATCTTTGATTGGTGCTGATTCAAATAGATCCAACCTGCTTACCAGATCATTCATATCAATTCCGGTGATGTTAAAGTTTTTGCCTGTCTTGCTCATTGCGAAGACAAGCGGAATCAATTGTCTATTGGAAGTGATAATATCGGGAGTTCGTTTACCTGACTCCTGAACCTGATTGTATGTGTATTCAATAAGGAACCCTGACTTCTCTAAACGCATCTTCATTCGATTGTTTAACCGAATGATGTTTTCAAGCAAGTGAGGTGTGATGACTCTAGGATCTGTTGCTCGTAAAGCTTCAATGGTAAGTCTGCCTATGTAGTCTCCCCTGTATGATCCGTTTTCTAGCTCTTGAAATTTCTGCAATTTGGAAATCGACTCACTGTCAGTGACTGACTTTTGCGTTGCCTCTGTGAGGTTCTGCGCTCGATCGCTATCAAGTTTTTTGCGCTCAGTTCGGTTCAGAAATCTGACTCTCCCATTGCGTTCTACTGGTTGACCATCATTTCCCCTCTCAACATCCATTGTAGGCAAGAAGGAACGAGTAATATCCCGACGATCTTTTCTGTTTAAATCTGCCACATTCCACTTTGTTCCGAATGTGTCTGCCAGAGGATCTACAGTTAAACTAATCGAATCTCTTCTTTGCTGGAGCATGTCCGCAATATTTGAAAACACTCGACCGTCTTTAAGTTTCAAGGATTCGCCTTCCTTAACTAAACCTAATGCTTTCCCTGCATTGCGAACCGCATACAAACCCAGACTGTTTCTTGCCATCAAGAAATTGTCGATGAGTCCTCTTGCCAATGATCCACCTAGTCCCTGGTAATTGTTAAGTTCATAACTTCCACCGATACGGAATTTAAGCTTATCTATTTTGCCTCCCCGAATAATTGTTTCGGGATCAAACTTTTGGAAGAAGGAAGCGATTGAATCTGCATGTATCTCATCTCTTGCGATCATGAACTTCTGCTCATCGCTCATTGCTTGATACTTTGCCTGTCTTGTTTTGGGTAAAGACTCGACGTAGTGGTCAAAGTATTTATTGATCCATTTCTTGCTCAGAATCCCTGAGTCATCAAAGGTCAAAACATCTTTTCCGTTTACGTTTTTAATACCCCTCCTGCCAAACAGCAGGTTGTCCTGATTCTGCAATGCCTCCTGCACCTCTGGCATTTTCGTAATCGCATGCCCCAACTCATGAGGTAGTGCAGATCTGACAAGATCAGGCTTGCCAGTGTTTATGACCACAGTGTTTCTTCCACCACTGTTTACCAGATTGACTCCAGCAATTTCTGAAAATGATTCACCTCGATATTCACCGTATTGAACAAAGTCTTCATTGTTTAAAAACCGGATGTCTAAGTTCCCTTGACCTGGGGTAAAGTGACCGTTTTTAAATAGGTAACTTAACCCAGCAAAAAACTTTTCATCCTCTTTGCTTCCTTTGGTGTAGCTTTCAAAAGCTTCGACATCGTCTGGATGTAGTTTCGATTTAAAGTCCGCAACAAAGTTATCAATCTCCAATCCCTTTTTGTGCTTAGAGTAAATGATTGAATCAGACAGTTTGCCAATAGGACCAAACATTGCACCACCTGCCAGTGATCCTGCTGCAAACTCATCGTCATATGATAAGAGTCCTAAAACACCACCTGTTGTTGCACCTTCTGCAACTGCTTTTCCTGCCTTGTATCCTGGGACAAGCAGACCTCTCACAGCAGGTCTTGCTGCTGCAACGGAAAGCACATTTGCCATATCCCTCGCACCAGTGCGAACGGTAGCATCCCTTGCTATTCGATCGAGAACAGTGGGAACACTTGCTGTTTTATTATGCGCCTTGATCTGGCTTGCCAGTTCCATTGCGTCATAACTTTTGGTTGCACCGATTTCCAAACCTTTGCGAATCCAACCAATTTGACCCTCCTTCGGTAGCTTAACATCCACACGTTCACCGCTCACCTTTTTGGGCATCCTTGACTTAACGCCTTCAACAACCTCACCAGCAAAATTCAATGTTTCACCAACAGCATATTGTGCTGCGGTCACAGGCGATTTAGCAACTGTTCCCAGAGCACCATAAAGAGCATCCTGTGCTTCACCTGTTTTTATTACTGTGTTCGCAAGTCCTCTGCTCAGTGCATTCCTGCCTCCCTTTTTTAATCCTTCTTGCAAGGCTATTCGACCTGCCTTTCCTAAACCAAAAGAACTGATCGCAACTGGATCTACAATCATGCCTGCTGTTTCTGCGAGATCCATATTCACCATCCCAGATGGAAGGAAATTATAATTTGCATCCTTCATCATCTGTTTGGCTCGATGCTGCTCTACTGTCCGCATCTGTCTCCAGTATCCCCTTGCAAAAGATTTAACCGCATCGGGTAACTGATGATACTGAGTTGCAGCATCTCCTGGCATTGACTTAAAAGCCATTGTGCTCACACCAGACGCAACTCGCATTAAGAGATCTCCTGTATCAGTTCCTGCACGTATCAAACCTTCTAAAGCAGTCCCTGGTATTTGGTGCAACTTTGCGTTTGGTATTGCTGCAACCCCTTGCTTTATTTCTTCGTAAATTCCTTTGAACGCTTCTGGTAAAGCATCCATCATTTCTCCGAAATCAAAACCCTCTCCTATATCGTTCGCAATGTAATCATCAAGTTCTGCATCCTCTGGATCATAAAACAAATCTGCATCAATCGCTGATACAGGTTCATCGGCTTGCTCTACAGACGGTCCTTGCTTATTGCGAAGCGTCCCTGGCATGTCATCGAATAAAAGATCCAATGCCTCTTGAGGTATGTCAGAAAAATCTTCCATCGCTTTTAGTATCTATTCAGAAAAAGGTTGTTGCGATTGGTGTTTGTTTTCATCAGTGATGGAATCGGTGTGAGTTGATTTGTAGGGTTGAGCAACCGTCCGGTTTGTGGATGATAACCAGTAACAGGGATCAGCTTGTTTTCTTCACTGACACTTTCGAGAGGTGCAGGAGGTGCAATGCTTTTTTTGGCGTTACTTAAAGCAGCAATCATTGCGGTTGGATTTGTGACAATTCCGTTGACCACCGTTCCATCTGCTTTCTTGTGACTGTAGTGCCTACCTGGAAGTGCAGTTCCTTCACCTAAGTTTTTCATCAAATCACCTGATGGTATGGAGGGTTGCAGTTTTGCGTATTCGGGCAGAAACCCTGAAACATTCTTACCTGCTTTAGCAAGAACCTTGACCATTGCGTCTGCCTTCTTTCTCACAACGTCCATCATCATATCGGATAAGATCAGATTGAGTTCTTTTTTATTAGAAACATCAGCAAGCATACTTTTATACCTTGCTGCATCGGCATCAGTCATCACTCCTACTTCACCAAATAAACCTCGACCAACGGCATTAACCATTGTTGCAACTCGCGTGTCGAATACTGCCAGATCAAAGTTTTCTTTGTTTGATATGAACTTAAATAAGTCGCTACTTCCCTTTGCAATTCTACCCGTCTCCTCAACCTTAATTTCCCTTCCGTTATAAACCACCTTTTCTGTTGGGTTATCGGAAATCATGTTGATGATGTCCTGAACACCAGTCCCTGCTTCGATCAATGCAAGAAAAGCATCTTCATCATTTTCGGAAATAGTTTTTTCATGCATTCGGGAAAGCGACATAACCGTTGGTGCATCAGTAATATTTTCATACAAACTGGTATCCTCTGCTTCATACTTAGCAATAAACTTTTCAAACTTATCGATTTCTTTTGCATCAGGTGCTCGTCCCTCACTTGCCAATTTGTCCAAAGTAGGAACACCAATGAAGTTTAATAAATTACCAGGCGCAGCAATTCCTGTGGTTAGTTGCGTTAAGTTTCTTGCGTAGTTACCAGCACGAGATTTTAATGTCTCAGTTGAAACCCTGCCTTCATAGGATTCCCTCATGAGTTCTTCCTCATTGATGGGATCGATGTTCCCGTCATTGATAGCCTTAGCAAAAAACTTGTTGTAGTTTTTGTTGCCTTCAAAAGTGTTGATGAATGTATCATGCCCAACCTTCATCCGGTGTATGTGCGTTTGATACTTCGGGCTGTTTTTTACAGAATTGATTTTCGCTTTTAATCCTGCTGATTCAGGTAGGTCAGGAAAACGATCGGCAAACATTTGTGCCTTTTCTATATCTGCGACCACAGTTTTCTGATCTTCAATTGTGTTGCCAGAGAAAACAAAACCCTCATTGCTGGCACCCATTTTTTGCATTGCCTGTCGGGCAGCATTAACTTGATTTAGTTTCTGCTCTCCTTGCCTGACCTGCAAAGCAGTTGCATTCTTTTGATTAGTCTTAATTTCTAAATCAAGAATTCGATTCTGTTTTTCATTCTCAATCGCATACCCTTTTAATGCTCCTTGCATCGATGCAAGCGTTTCATATTTTCGTTCATAATGTCCTAGCAAAACTTGTTTCTTGTCCTCTTTGTTTTGCTGAACGAGGTATTCCTTTTGCTGCTTGAAACCATCAATATCGTTTGCTGCAAGCATGTTCAATGCTGCTTCCTTTTGCACCCTTGCATCATTGTATGACTGCAAAATCCCCCCAGCAGCATCACCAATACTATCAAAAGCTTTTTCAATGCCTCTAGCATATGCTCGTCCACCCTCGCTAGGGTCTGTAAATAATTGAAGTGCCATAATTTTTATTATCCTCCAAATTTTCCACCTGCACCAAACAACCCGCCTGCTACACTACCAGCAACTTTACCAACGCCCCCGATCAACGCACCCTTGAAAGCATTAGATGCATTGGCGTTTGCTGCTGCGGTGTTATATGCAGCAGAGAAGTTTGTATTGTTCAGATCCTGGAAGTATGGATTCATTCCGAAATCTGCTGACTGCATGCCCTGCAAGCCCATCTGCTGCGCTTGACCTCCCAGACCTTGTGCCATACCTCCTGAGGAGGATTGCCTTCCCAGAAGTGCCATAAATGGATCTACTCCTGCTGCGGATCGCAAGTTGACCACATCGCCAGCGAACTGCTGACGTTGCCTTCTCATCGAATCCTTTTGACCTGCGGTAAATGCTGCTTCTGCTGCAATATCATTTGCACCAAAACCAAATCCTCTTGCTGACTGACCACCTCTGACAGACTGTTGAAATTCGCGTTCTAAAGCAGGGTCTATGCTGTATCCCTGTGCTAGGTCAGATTCAGCCTGTTGTGCAAGCGTGTCCAGAATACGAGTCCTCTGAGGATCAACTGCCATTCTTACATCCTCTCCGTAATCTTTAATGGTTTGCAGATCACCTTCGATCATCGCTCGCCTGTTTTGTGCTTCTGCTGCTGCGAGTTCAGGCATGACTTGACTATACAATGAACTAAGTTGAGGAAGTGTTTTTGCGAGCGTGTCTACCTCCAATTGTGCATACATCGGTGCATACTGTTGTTCTAGTTCAAACAACTGCGGTGCATACTCGATTTGAGTTTCAAGCATTGAGGAATATTCCTCGCCCGAATCCCTAGGTGCAGGTGGTTTTATTTTCGTTGATCCCATATCTTTTGTTTAAATTGTAGAACCTATCCCATCGGTAGATTCGGATTTTATCATCAGTTCTTCTGTGCCAGCATATGTGTGGCAGGGTAAATGGTGCTAATTGCTGGAATCTCTCTAATTTACGTTTTCCTGATGCTAGAAAAACAAACCAACAATCCGCTTTCTTGTGTTTAAAATTAAAATCATCCCATCGATGCTTGTGCTTAATTTCGATAGGTCGAGCCATAACAAATGCATCCTTTCCCGAATACACATAACCTTTGCTTAAATAGTTCGTCAGATCCTCCTGAAACGATCTTTCGCTTCCCTGATACTCTTTAACTGCGAGAAGCAATGGTTCGTTCATAATCTTCTACCATTCTAACTTTAGGCAGGAATCCTCCCTGCCAATTTTCCCGATACCAACATCCCATAAATAGATGCAGTGCTTTTGCCTCCTTCGGAACAAATCGGGATCGTTCCATCCGGTCAAATTTTCTACTCCCGATTAGTTTCCAATCATGCGGTTCAAAGTCCCAATCACCTCTCTCATACAATTGGCTCATCATCGCTGGACCTGTCCTGTAAAGCACATTGATTCCGGTGTCAGGTAACCTTCTAAGGCCTTCATCCAAACACGCTTTGATAAACGGGTTCTTCGGCTCAACTCCTATCGCCCAATTGCATATAACTTTGTGTGGCATCCAGCCCGGTTCCTCATAAGAAATATACCGATCTCCCTCAGTTGGCAGCGTTCCGATCGCATACATGTCTGCGTCCAAATACCATCCACCTTGCTCCCAAAGAATTTTTAATCGAAAAAGATCACTTGCCTCCACTCCAATACGCTCGTTTTTTTTAAGTCCCAAAACGGAATACATCTCCTGATCACTATAGAATCTTATATCCCAATCGGTATGATGCCTCTTAACAGAATCAAAACATTCCTGTCCTCCTGGAGGAACATGAGGTCCGCTGGTTTGATGGATGATCTTAGGAATCACAGCACAAAGATTCGTTATTCCAATTGCTCAATGTTCGTTTCGGATAAAGTTGTTTCCTCACATCATCCTGCAATTTGTTGTCCCATTTACGGATTCGCCTTATCGCTTCTGAGAAGTCTTTAATGTCATCTGCTGTAAAGTCATCGATAGGTTTGCAAACGCTGCAAGGGACCGTTTCTGTCACAAATGCGACTGCTTCAGGCTCGCCTTCTTTGCTATCTTTCCAACCGAAACATCGAAGTGTCATAACCCACTGGCAGACATCTTCACAACCGCATTCTGCCATCGGTTCTCTTTGAACCCATTCGTAATCTAGATTCATAATTTATTGATCAATTCGCTGAGTTGATTGTATTCCCATTTGTTCTGCTTATCCGCAGACCAACCGTCATCAGGGAACTGTTCATAAGCCTCCTTTTCAGTCATCAGTTCTGGATAATTTATCTTTCGACTCACTTGCGATGAGATCGGGCCTTGCTCGTAATTTCTAAATTTTAATGTGACAGTGACCGCAGATTTACCGTCGATCTCCTCATACTCACTTGCTGCCTCAACATGCGGTTCCCATAGAAGATCGTTCGGAATGACTGAGTGTTTAACGAGTGTCTGGTAGTCCTCGTTGTCCGTTAATTTTTGTTTAAGTTGATCGAGTGTAATCATTTTTTAAGTTCCGCAGTCTGATGGACAAGGGAAGTTGCTAACCATATTTATTGAACCTGTATCTGTGACTGTTCCATTGCTGGCAGTAACAGAAATTTGGCAAAACAAGATTTCTCCGGTCACACTCAAATCGCAGGAAGTTGAGCTGATCGTTCCAGCAGATCCACCGTCTTTCCACTCTAGGTCTCCACTGGAATTCGTGCCTAGGTATTTCGACGCTAATGTCGTTCCGTTTATTGCAATGGTGGAATTTTTGAAATCAATTCCTACATGCTGTTCTCGATTTGCCATATATTATTATCCGGTTACTGGAACTCTGTAGACCTTGCCTGAAGCAGGTGCATCATTAAAACTGACGGTGATTGCGTTGTTTGATGCGACCACAATTTGAGCTTCGACGTATGCCCCTGAAGTGTCATCAATAACTACTGCTATTGGTTTTCCTGTTTCCAGATTATGAGTAATTGTAAAGGAAGTTGCTGAATCGTTACCGGTCAAAGATCCATCGTGAATTCGGGCAACCTGTATGAGGTTGCTTCCACCATCCCTGGTTGCTTTGACTGCACCTGCGGATGTGACCTGAACTCTGTTTGTGCTATTAGTCGCAAGATACAGGTCTGCTGCTGTTGTTGTCCTGACAGTTCCTGTTCCGCTGGTAAAGCTCAGTCTTCGATTTGCTCCAGTGACAAGCAGATCGGTTGAGCCAATGACGCTGACATCTGCTGAAACCCTTAGTCTGCCAGTGCCTCCAGATGTCAATTGTAAATGATCTGAACCAGCACGAAACATTCCGGTGTTGGCGTCATCGATAAAAGCGTAAGCAGGATATGTTAACGATCCACTTGCTGCATGAAATCTTCCATCAATTCGCATACCTCCAACTGTCGTGCCAGATCTTTTGCTGGAGATTGCGTATAAGTTGACATCTTTATTTGTTGTGCTGACAACAATGTTATCGCCAGATCCGTTAGCGTTGTCTGTGCTGGTTATTGTTCCGCTAAAAGTTGCGTGACCGGAGGATGTAATTTCTAATCGACTTGTTCCACCTGTGATAAGTTTTAAATGATCCTCACCAGCACGAAACATTCCGGTGTTGGGATCACTCCTGAAACTAAAACTAGGGTAAGTGGTATTCCCGTTCCCAGCGTAATAGGAGTTCTGAGTGTAAACTGAACCGCCTGTCGTAACTTTAAACTTATAATTTGCGTCATACTCAGCTTGACTTCCTGCCTCGTCATACCCGATTACAAAAGCATTAAACGCCCCATTATATAGCGTTCCAGCGAACCATTCTTCGCCTGTATATGTGGAGTTTTCGAAGAAAATTCCTTGAGCCCTGCTTTCGTAGCCTTTGAATTTAATTATCGAAGTGTAGGATGGTGCGCCATTGTCATCACTTGCTTCAATCAGTAAACTAGTTGCGGTCCGATTGCCTCCGATTCTGGCATCTCCGTTTACATCGAGTTTGTAATTTGTGTCTGGTGTGCAGTTGATGCCAACGTTGCCCGATGAATCAATCCGCATTCTTTCTGCTGTATTACCACCACTTCTAGTATCAAATCTCAAATAGCCATTAGAAGCATCTACTCTTTTACCAAATATAGCAGCATGAGCTGAATTGGTAGCCCAACCTGATGTTGTTGATTGAAAATATATTCCTTGACCACTATCAGCAGAAGTTGAATTAGCGGTGAGGAACAAATCTCCCGACATTCCGTGAATAAGAGCAGCAGGAGAATCTGTGCCGATCCCAACGTTGCCAGTTGAACCGACCCGCATTTTTTCTGAAAGCAGGGATGTTCCATTCTCTCTTATTAAAAATCTTAAAGCGCCACCAAAGTTGCCACTTGTATTATTGGCTTTAACCCCTTGTATACCAGCGATAAAACGGACCTCACTGCTACTTGTATATTTCGCACCAAAGCTAATACCACCACCATTATTAGCCGTATTAAATGTTGTTTCGTCATCCACAACGTTTAACATCGATGGATAACTCGAACTATATTGACCGCCAAATATCTCTAATGTAGTCTGGGGATCATCTGTGCCGATCCCAACGTTGCCTCCATCAGGATTTAGCGATAAGTCATCAACTGCCCCGGCCCCGGTTTTGACCTGCAACGCCATATGGTCCCTGCTGGAGGAACTCTGGATGTGCAGATTTTGATCGCCATTTGCAGGACCAGTACTGAAGAGTGCATACGTCTGTGTTCCGTTGCTTGCTCCACTTATGTGGATAAGTGCGTCAGGATCAACTGTGCCGATGCCAACGTTACCTCCAGTTTCCAGATATAAAGTTGATTTGTTGTTAGGGACATCAATGAAATTAAAAGTCCCTGAATCTCCAAAATCAATTCGACCTTGTATGACATCCAATTCGTCTTTGTATCTTAATTGAGCTGAATGGGCTCCTTTTACGTCTAGTAGGGGTATGCCTCCACTATTTGTTGTTTCTAAAATAAAATTAGCACCGGTAGCAGTGGAAGATTTTACGTGCAATCGCCCGTCATTATCGAGGACCATTTTTTCCGTTAACGATCCGCCGTTACCAGTGCTAAAAGCTAACGCAAATGTGTTGCCGTAGGAATTTAGTGCCTTGCATTGTATCTTCGAGACAACTCCAGTTCCGTTTGCACTATCATCGTTTGACTTAAACTCAATGCTACCAACCCCACTGTTAGTACCCAGCCCAGTAGCTGTACGCTCAAGCCTGAGCAATGCTTCACCTAAGTCTGCGATGTGAAACTTAGTGTCCGGTGTGCAGTTGATCCCAACGTTGCCAGAAGAATCGATGGTCATCCTCTGTGTGCCAGTAGTTGTGGTGTTATTTGATGCTGTGTAAAAACCAATCTCTGTTGCAGTGTTTAATCCTGCTGCATTCCCACCCAGATTAAGTATATTTGTTGATGATGTGCTACGACCACTTATTAAACCAAATGATTCTTCCGCATTTGTATAATGTCCAATCGTTAAATATGCAGATTTATTAGTAGCATCGAGTTCTGAGTCTGACATCTTTATGACATCCCAATTATTCCCGACAACGGATAACTTAGAATCAGGACTTGTTGTACCTATACCAACGTTGCCCCCTCGCTCAATGACTAAATCGTCATTAGTACCATCGGGGCGAAAACTAATGTAGTCTAAGTCGGAATAAGACCCCTGCGCTCCTATTATAAATTTATGCCCAGTGTGATCTAAAGTGATAAAAGTTTTAGCGGAGTTGTTATTGGCAAAATTAATTTGAGTAAACTGATCACCGTCATTGTCCAGCTTTAACTGGTCTCCGTTATCCCCTTGTATGTGTAATTTTGCTGATGGTGTAACTCCGATGCCAACTTTACCCGACATCTCAATTTTACCACCAGAGACATTGGACAGATGTATTTGTGAAGCATTTGAAACCAGTCGCAAATCTTCATAGACGCTCGTCGTTCGGTTGTAAGCCATTACGTAACCGTCTCCTGAAGAAATCCCTACTTCCAGACCTAATCCAGTGCCATTGTTACCGGAAGAAGTCCATCCACTGAATCGCCCCATAGTTGCTTGAAGGGTTCCGTTGACGCTTGCTGTAGTCTGAGAAAGCGGAGATGTGTTTACACCTAATTTCCCGACCACTT